TTATCAAGTCAATAGACGAATTGTATATCTACTAACAAGTTGAGGGGTTATGGCTGATAACAGCATATTTGGCAGACTAAAGAAATTATTTTCTACTAATACGGTAGTTCGTAATGTTGGTGGAAAAAGACTTAAAGTAGCCGACACAGATAACATTCAATCGTTTATCAATAGACGCGGTATTGATAGATACCACCGCGTCTATTCTTCTATGACGGGTGGATATGGTTCTGCCCATGGACGATATGAAGCAGCGGCTGCGTTCCAAGGTTCCCGCTTGCAATTGTTCCGTGATTATGATATGATGGATAATGACCCCATTATTTCATCGGTGATGGACATCTATGCTGACGAATCAACCACCAAAGATGAATTTGGTAATCTCCTTACCATTCATTCGAAGAATACACAAATACAAGAAATCTTACATAACTTATTCTATGATGTATTGAATGTGGAATTCAATATGTGGCCTTGGATTCGTAATATGGTCAAGTATGGTGATTTCTTTTTATTCCTAGACATAGACCCAGAATTTGGAATTGTAAATGTATTACCCCTTTCTGTCTATGAAACTATTCGTATCGAAGGTCAAGACCCAGGTAATCCATTCTCAGTCAAGTTCAAGATTGAAAACGATTTCTTATCGTTAGGTAAGACTGAATTCGATAATTACGAAATAGCTCACTTCCGTCTCCTTTCGGACACCAACTTCCTTCCATATGGTAAGGCAATGGTTGAAGGTGGTCGTCGTGTGTGGAAACAACTTCAATTGATGGAAGATGCGATGTTAATTCATCGTATTATGAGAGCGGCAGATAAGCGTAAGATTTTAATTGATATCGGTAATATCCCACCAGCAGAAATCGATACGTTTATGAATCGTATTATGGATAGAATGAAGAAAACACCATTGGTAGATCCTGCAACTGGTGATTATAATCTTCGTTATAATATGCAAAATATCACAGAAGATTTTTATCTTCCTGTTCGCGGTAAAGATTCTGGAACAGACATCCAAAACCTTCCAGGTCTACAATTTAATGCTATCGAAGATATTGAATACCTCCGTAATAAGTTAATGGCAGCATTCAAGGTACCAAAAGCATTCTTAGGATACGAAGAAGATTTAAGTGGTAAGGCAACATTGGCGGCACAAGATGTACGTTTCGCACGTACTATAGAACGTATCCAACGTATTATGGTGTCAGAACTCACCAAGATTGCAATTATCCACTTATACGTTCAAGGATTTACTGATGAAGATTTGATAGACTTTGAATTATCGTTGACCAACCCATCAATTGTCTATGAACAAGAAAAGTTAAACTTATGGAAGGAAAAGATTGGGGTTGCAGAATCTATTATGAACAGTAAGATGTTATCACAAGAATGGATATACCATAATATTCTTGAATTATCTGATGATGAAATCGTGGAAGAACGTACTAAGATTGCAGAAGATGTAAAACGTATGGCACAGTTAGAACAATCAGCACAACCACAACAACCAGGTGCTACAGGTGAACAACCAGCAACAGATGAAGCACCACCAACCGAAGAAGAGGAACAACAAGTTTCTGATGTTGATAGTATTTTGGCCTCATTAGAAGATGGTGGTGAGGAAAGTGAGTTGGAAGGATACGGTGATGAAGAAGCTGAATTAGAAGAAGCTAAGATGGGCCGTCCAAAAACAGGAATGAAATTTGGTCAAGACAGTCACCCACGTGGTCGTGACCCACTCGGACACAAAGAAAATATGGGTTCGTTGACGGTCAGTAAACAACGAAATGATAAAAGAAAGTCTCCGTTGGCACTTACTAAAGAAGTTCAGGCATTAGTTGCAAACTTAAAAAAGCCAAGTAAGAAAGTCTTAATGGAAAACCAAGAACCAACTGGTTCTTTATTAGACGAAAGTAATATTTTGGACCTAGAAAACTAAAGTCTTATTAATATTCGTTATATTTAATATATGACGGTATACTGTCACTAAAATGGGATGTTTATGAAAGCAAACGTCAAGCATAACAAAATTCGGAATACGGGCATACTATTTGAACTATTAGTCCGTAAAATAACCTCAGACGCATTGGAAAACCGTAGTAATGATACTGCGGTCAAACTAATGAAAGAGTATTTCAATTCTAAGACAGAACTTGGTAAAGAATTGATACTTTATCGTTCCTTCTTCAATGCACAACAACTCAGTGAAACTAAGGCATTTGAACTTATCAACGTATTGATATCACAACGTAAAAAGTTAAATGAAGTGGCATTAAACACACAAAAATACAAGTTAATTCGTGAAATTAAAAACAACTACGATTTAAAAGAATTTTTAAATGCCCGTATTCCGTCTTACAAAGTTTATGCTTCTGTATATAAGGTATTTGATGGTGCAGTAAACGAAATCCAAGACTTCAATGAAATTCAAGGTATGGTTGAAGCTAAGTTTACTATTGTTGAACATTTAAGTGGTAAGATTGTCAACAAGGAAATTAAGAAGGAAACTGCATTATTTGAAACCGTAAAGAACCAAGAAGAAGATTTACGTTTATTAACCTACAAGATTTTGATGGAAAAGTTCAATCAAAAGTATGTAGACCTTAGTGATAAGCAAAAAAACCTTCTCCGTGAATATATCTATAACGTATCCAATTCAGCAGCTCTTCGAGCATATGCCGTAGATTTGGCAAAAGAATTGATTGCCGAAATAACAAAGAAGATAGCTAAAATTGATAATAAAGTGACTACCATCAAGTTGTCAGAAGTTGTTTCACAATTGGAAAAGTTAAAGACAGTTCAAATGGTCAAGGAAAATCACATGACCGCGTTATTAATTGCCTTGGAAATTACCAAGACACTAGACACTTTAAAGAGTTAATCTATGGACAAAACACAACAAATTCGTGAACGCGTCCGACAAATTATCAAGAAAAAACTTGATGAAATGACAACGACAGCAAATGTTCCTGGATACCTAACTCCATATTCGTTTCGTGGTAATAAAGCAAAGAGTGTAGCACGTTCTAAGCATATTGCCACCGCAACCACAGGATTTAAGTTAACTCCAAAGGGTGAAGAAGAAGCAAATCGTCCAGCCGATAAAATGGAAATTGTCACTAAGGAATTAAACGAAAACAAGTATTACGAATATAAGAACGACACATCAAAGACACCACACAGAAAGATTGCAGAAGCTATTTCACAACTTAATAGAAATTTACAAGAAGTTGAACGTGTTATTAGAATGAATAGTCGTTTAAAGACTGAATCAGGTATCGCAAGTGAACAACTATGGAAGCGTACACAACAAGGATTATTGAAGTTGGAATCAAGACTTCTTGGACTTGCAACACGCATCCGTGAAATCCGTGGGCAATAATATGCAAACATTACTCGTAGAATATAATGTCATTTCTTATGACACTACTTTATTAAAAGAAGCAGCAGACATCAGTAAACCTTTGATGTTAAAAGATGTTTTACTTCAACGTGCAGAAATGAAGAACCAGAATGGTCGTGTATATCCAAAGGAAATCTTATCACGTGAAGCAATGGTATACAAGAATAACTTCGTATCACAACGCCGTGCACTTGGTGAACTCGACCATCCAGAAAGTCCTGTCGTCAACTTAAAAAACGTCTGTTGCAACGTCACCGAACTCTGGTTCGAAGGTGATGATGTCAAGGGCAATATCGAAATTTTATCTACCCCATCAGGCAATATCGTTCGTGAACTCATCAAGAACAATATCCGATTGGGTGTTTCATCCCGTGGTATGGGTTCTGTCAAACCAATCGGTGAGAATACTGTAGAAGTTGGTGATGACTTCTCACTTATCTGCTTTGATATTGTCAGTAATCCAAGTACTCACGGGGCATTTATCAACGAAAACAAGGGTGGTCAAATTATCACCCCCTATAGTCGTATTGATACATTGATATATGACTTTTTAGGTGAACTAAAGTAAGGAGTTTTTATGACAACATTTTTAGTAGTAGTATTCGTATTAGCAGTTGTAATTTATTTTGTTAATCGTAAGGTAATGGAAGCCCCAGCACCTTTGTTAAAGGCAACCAAGAAGGTTGAAGCAGTTGCAGTTAAGGTTGTTGATGTCAACGGTGATGGTAAGGTTGACCTCAAAGACGCAGTTGCAGCCGTTAAGGCAGTAGAAGCAACTAGTAAAAAGGTTGTTAAGAAGGCAAAAAAGATAACAACAAAGAAAAAGACCAAATAATTTTCTATGCGACTTAAAGCTTTACTAAATGAAAATATCACAAATGAATTTGTAAAGTTTGTCGCAAAAGAGCTACAACTTCAATCACTACCTGCCAATATTAAATTTGTGGGTAGTGATTATTCTAAAGAAAATTTAACCTTTGGAACCTATAATCCACAAACTGACGAAATTATTATCGTAAAAGGTAATCGTCATATTGCGGATGTATTACGAACCTTGGCTCACGAGATGGTGCATCACAAACAACGAACCAGTAATCAAGAGTTGAATGGTGAAGATGGGTCAAACACAGAAAACGAAGCAAATGCAAAAGCAGGTGAATTAATGCGTAAGTTTAGATACTTACGACCAGAAATGTACGTGGAGAGATAAATGCCATCAGTTAGTAAAGCACAACAAAAATTATTTGGTATTGTTAGAGCTATCCAAACTGGACGAGCAAAAGCAAGTGATTTTAGTCCAACCGCAAGAAAGTTAGCACAGACTGTGGCAAAAGGTAGTGTAGAAAAGTATGCATCTACTCCACACGATAAACTACCAAAGAAAAAGGACGAAGTTGCAGGAGCAGTCCCAATCTCCGATTTTCCAGTAGCATCTGACGATACCACACCAACTGTATCGAATGACCCACACTTGGTCACCACTAGTGAAGATTATAGTTCTAAGCAAAGTCAAATATTGAGTATTGTAAAGGACAGAAAACCAGCAGAAGTTGGTGGTGTAATGTTAGACATTTACACCGCAGCATTATTGACTCGTGTATTACACAAGTTATCACCAGACAATAGAAAGAAGATGTTGTCCCTTCCAACCGAAAAGATGGTAGCAACTGCATATAAGTTAGTAACCCGTTAATATGGGTAAAACCGCATATATTACTGATTTTGACGATACCCTAGTGCATACAGACGCTAGGGTTATTGTTATTGACAAGGATGGAAAGAAAAAAGATATAAGTCCCGCTGATTACGTATCATACGAAAAACAGCCTGGTGATACGTTCGACTACTCAGAGTTTGAACAATTGAAAAATCCCCGTCCTATAAAAAAATATGTCAATCTATTAAAGAAAGTCATTGATCAAAAGAAAGCAGATAAAGTAGTAGTCTTAACTGCTCGTGGTCATACTAAACCTATTGCGCAATTTTTAAAGTCACAAGGTATCACATCGGGTATCACAATTGCTGCATTAGGTGATAGCGACCCGATGGAAAAAGCGCGATACATAGAAAAACATATTAAAAATGGATATACCAGAATAGCATTTGTTGACGATGCACCAAAGAATGTAAAAGCAGTCAAAACATTAATGGACAAGTATCCACAAACAAAGTTGGTCGTGCAACAAGCACAAGAAAAAGATACAAAACAAGCTGGTGGAACACCAACAAAACAAACACGACTAAAAGATTTATTAAAACATCGTATTAAAAATCCACAAACTGGCCGTGATATTTTGGTTAAGAGTGCATTGGGTTATGGAACAG